AAGAAGGCTACTTCCTAGATGTACTTGAGTTGCCAGGTCCAATAGCACCAGATGGTGATGTTATGAGATTCAGTGCAACAGAAGTATCAGTAAGAATGCGTAATAGGATGCCTGTTCTTGGACCATTGCTGGCACGACAGGAATCAGAATTGCTCGATCCGCTCATTAAGCGTACTGCATATATATTAACAAGAGCAGGAGCATTAGGCGAAATGCCAAAGGAAATGTCTGAAGGATTTAGAGTAGAATACTTAAATCCAATATCTATATCAATGAGAAGTGGCGAAGTTAATTCAATGGTACAGTTATTTGATATGATTATGCCACTTGCACAGATTGACCAAACAATACCAATGTATTTTAATACTCAGCAAATATTGAAGAATACTGCTGAAATACTGCAAGTGCCTCCTTCTAACTTAAGAACTGAGGAAGAAGTCCAAGCAATGATACAGCAACAAGAAGAGGCAAGACAGTTGCAACAGGAACAACAACTTGCACAGACAGCAGCACAAGTAGATGAAAGTCAGGCAAATGCTGAAGCTACAAGAGCACAAGCTAGAGCAGCATGAACTTTCCTTTTTCTGAGAGAAAACTAGAAATCGATTTATTTCGTGATGTATTTAAAGGAGAACAAGGAAAAGATATTCTTGCAATACTTGCTAAGAAATTTCATGTTTATAAGTTTATGCAAACTCCTGATCCTTATGTCTCTGCCTTCCAAGAAGGTCAAAGATCAGTAGTAATTCAAATAATGGAGATATTAGAAACAGATCTGGATGCTCTAAAAAGGCGATTAGATCTACAACAAGAAGCAAAAGATAAAAGGAGAATATAATGGAAGAAACTGTAGCCCCTGAGGAATCAGGACAAGTTACTGAAGAGGTAAATCCGCTTGCATTTGATGCTGGTAGTTTACCCGAAGGCTTGAGGGCAGAACCAAGTCTTCAAACATTTGACTCAGTAGATAAACTTGCAAAGTCCTACGTTAATGCAGTCAAGAAAATAGGTTCAGATCCTTCATCTATGGTACAGTTACCAAGAGAAGGTGAATCTTGGGATAACTTCTATAATCAAGTTGGAAGACCTGAGACTCCAGAAGGATATGACTTTGGTGATGATCCTGAAAATACTTTAGAGTTTTACAGGAATGCAACTCACCAATTAGGTCTAACTCAAGAACAAGCACAAGGTATGCTTGACTTGTATGCATCTGTACAGGAAGATCAAATGAAGCACGATAATCAGGCTTCTGCTGATTTTGCCATAAATAGTGAAATTGAATTAAAACGTGAATGGCAAGCCTCATATGATGCAAAAATGGATCAAGCACAAAGAGCGTTTAAACAGTTTTCAACACCTGAATTAGATAAACTGATTGATGAAACAGGTCTTGGGAATCATCCTGAGTTTATTAAAACCTTTGCAAAAATCGGTTCTATGATAGGTGAAGATCGTCTGGTAGTAGGTACAGGATTAGGACAATCTGGTATATCCCCACATGATGCAAAAGCAGAAATTCAGTCTCTTTATTCTGATACTGAGTTTTCTAAATCATATAGGGATAATACGGATCCTGGTCATAAGGCTGCTATGGACAAGATGGATAAGTTATTTAAAACAGCTTATCCTGGACCTTAATGCCAAATAGAAAAGAACGAAGAAGATAATCGCAAGACCTTCTAACTTTTTTTCTGCGACCCAATAGGATAATCGCTAGGCTGTTGTTTTAGTTGCATACGCCTCATGGCGTACTGCGTTTTTTTAATCTATATTTTATATGGAACAATATGCCAACATTTAGTGATATTGAAACCTCGTATGTCCAGCGTTATGCTGCGGATGTACAGCATGTCTTACAGCAAAAGACTACCAGGTTGAGGAATCAGGTATCCCAAAAACTTGATTGTTCAGGGATTGCAGAATTCATTGACCGCATTGGTAATGCTGCTGCTGAGAATAAGAATGCAAGGTTTGCAGATTCTCCTGTACAGTCCATCGCTCATCAGCGCAGGAGAGTTACAGCACGACCATATCATGCAGGGTTCTTTGTAGAAGGTTTTGACACTCGTAGGATGAACTATGATGTCTTTCAGCCTTATGCAGAAGCAACAAGCATGGCAATGGCTCGTAAAATGGACGAAATCATTATTGATGCTGCCTTTGGCTCTGCATATCAGTCAGAAGGTGGAGCAATGGATGGAGCCACAGAAGTAGTATGGTCTTCAAGTAGCACAGTAAAAACACTTTCTGGTGCAACAATTGGAGATCAGTTTATTCCTGCTACTTTTGCTTATCATGCATCGCCAACTGCTCGTACGAGTGGTACAGCAACTAACTCTGATTTCCCTTTAACAATTGATAAACTGCTTCGTGCAAGACGAATACTTGCCCAGAATGAGGCAGATCAATATGATGAAGGTGGTAATCCTCTCTTTACTATTGTGTGTTCACAGGCTCAAATTGAAGCCATGTTGCACCTTGAAGCTGTACAGAGTGTTGATTACAACAATCTTCGTGCATTGGTTGAAGGCCAGACTAATTACTTTGCAGGATTCCAGTTTATTCGTTATGAAAAACTGCCTGTACTTGATAATACGAATGGCATGAGCCACGCAAGTAATGCTGGTGAAAAGGTATTAGCCTTCCATCCTCTAGGGCTTGCCCTGTGTGTCTGGATGGATCCAGTAACTAAAATTGAACAACGTGCAGATAAGAGCTTCACTCCATATGCATATTTTGAAATGGATATGGGTGCCGTGCGTGTCTGGGAAGAGATGGTTGTTCAAATTGACTGTCTTAAAGTAGCTTAATTAATTTTGAGTCCTTTTAGACGAACGCTTAACAATTAATTAAGGAGCCAATATGGCAAATGTATACGGAACCCAACAGACTAAGGCGAATTCTGTACCTATGAAAATGGGCGATGCTCATTCAATGGGTGGAAGAATGCGTATTTTGTCTGATTCCTATCTTATCCCTGCTGCAGCAGATGTTAACATTGGTGATGTACTTACCATTGGTGAACTGCCAAAAGGGGCAAGAATATGGGAAGCACACTTAGGTGTCGATTCAACAACAGGAACAGCAACACTAGCATTAGGCACAATAGTTACATCTGGTGGTGTTACTACTACTAATGCTATTGCACTATTACCTGCGGTTGTTCATTCATCCGACTTTAATCGTAGTATTCAAAGCGGACAGAATGCGACTACAGCAAGTGTAGTACCATTGTCGTATCCTGATGGTGCAACAATTATAGTTACCAATGGCACTGCAAAGTGGACATCGGCTAAGACTATAACGTGTACTATTAAGTATACTATAGACTAAAACCTATAGGGGTATAGAGACTTATTTCGCTAATAAGGCTGGAATGGTCCAGTCTTCCAATCCATGGTCAATAAGTAGCTATGCCCCTTTTATAAAAGGAAAATATGAATAAAGTTAGTGTAGCTAATCTTGCGTTATCTAACTTGGGGGAAGCTCCAATTCAGAATCTTACTGATAATAATGCAAGAGCAAGAATCGCAAGTTCTAGGATTGATGATGTAATTCGATCTGTGCTGAGAATGCATGATTGGAACTCTGCAATGAAGAGAATTGCATTAACTAAATCTAATGATCCTTTATTTGGATGGAATTCAACATTTGAGTTACCAGCAGACTATCTTAAGGTAATTGAGGTTTGGCCTGTATCCAGGTACAGGGTGCAAGGTAAGGAGATACTTTCAAATGAAGCCTCATTAAATCTTTTATATATATATGAGCCTACAGATATAAACTCCCTAGATGTACTCCTTGCAGAATCAATTGCACTTAAACTTGCAGTTGAAATGTCTGAAACATTGACAGGGAAAGATGGGCTTAAAGAGAGAATGATGCAGAAATACCTGATGGCACTGCAAGAAGCCAGATCTGCTAATTCCAAAGATAAAACTCCTGAACACAGGGAAGAATCAACATTCTGGAATGCACGAAGGAGAGCGTCTGGACAGCCTCATAGAACCTGGTCAACACCATCTACAGGTTATGCGGTACTTAACAATTTTGTTCCTCCTGCATCGTGATAAATGATATACGAATTTCAGCAACCCAGATTTACAGAAGGCGTTCTCGCTAAAAGCCTTCAAGGGCGATCCACAGAAGAATTCTACCTTTATGGTGTAAAATCAGCACAGAACATGATCCCTCTTCTTGAGGGGCCCATGATCAAAAGACCTGGAACAATACATGTTTCAAGTGCTGGACATACAACATCACGATTATTCCCATTTTATAAAGGCGGTGAAGAAGCATATGTTGTAGAAATAGGCTACGACAACAGTGCATCTCCAACTACACTTGCATGTACTGCTTCAAGCGGATCCACAACCATAACAACAACTGGCAATACTAATACTATAGCTGTTGGTCAGCATGTATATGGAGCAAATATTGATGGGGCTGCAACAACAGCATATCCAAATACAAATAAAGATTCATCTTCACAAGTTGCCTCAATAACAAATCCTACAACTTTTGAAATAACAAATGAAACTACTTCAACAGTAAGCGCAACTTTAAGTTTCAGTAACAAGCCCTTTATTCGTATATATTCACAGGATCGGCTTTTAAATGTACAAGGCACATCAAATCCATATGTCATAAAATCACATAGATGGATTGTTGACAGTAATATTGATGAAATTGCAACACTGCAAGTAAGTCAAAGTGGTGACGTACTATTCTTTACATGTCCTACCAGAGTACCATTCCTGTTATCACGAACACTTGAACCTACAAATACTGCTCGTGCAGAAGATGATAGTGTATGGACAATTAGTCAATATGTTGCAGAAGATGGACCTTACCAAAGTGTAAATGCGGATTTAACCAAATCTTTTCTTGTTACTGGAACAACAATTGAAGAAGATGTGGGTGATGTGGCATTTAAAACTGCAACTAATGAAGTTGTTGTATCAAATCATGGATTGCAAACTGGACAGAAACTTAACCTATATGTTGCAGATACTACAAGTGATCAAACTGGTAATACACAAATCATCGTAAAAGATGGGACAGTAGATCCAACTGTAACAACAGATGTGGCTGTTGCTGATTCTGGTGGTCATATCCAATTTACAACAGTAAAATCCCATGGATTGAGTGATAATGATATTGTCCAGTTTGGTCATAATGGTGGATCATTACCTGGAAATATTAGTGCTGGTGTAAGTTATTATGTTCATACTGCTGCATATAAAACATTTAAGGTATCTACAGCAGAAGGCGGTTCTGAAGTTGCACATAGTAGTGATGGATCAAATGTATTCTTTGGCTCTAACTCTGCAACAAGTTTTGGAGATGGAGATCCATTATTAGGATCTGCAGATAACCTATCAGAATCATGGTGTACTAATGCTGGAAAGGATAATCATTTCTATGTTGTATATTCAACCAATGCAACATTCCAGATTTCAGACGGACATACAAATAAATCATTTGACATGGGATTCAGGGATGCAGATTCAGCAGTTCCTCCAACTTCAGGTGTCCAGTTCTCTGGGAAAGTTACCTTAAAAAGAGTTGTCCATGCTAAAGGTGCAAGTATCACAGTAAAATCAAGAATAAAGTTATCTACAGGATGGGTAGATGCTACTGCCTCTAATGGTGGAGAAACATTTACGGATGCTGATATTGGCAGAATGATGAGACTGAATACTCTAGCCGATCCATCAACAAGACGAGGTGGCATTCGATGGGGGTGGGGTAAAATAACCGAAATAACGAATATATCTACCTGTGTGGTAAAATTAGAGACAGATCTATCCCCGAACCCTGATACTACAAATGGGACCCCTGAGTGGCGATTAGGAGCTTTTTCAGGCTATATTGATTATTCTACTGGAGCATTCACAGGATTAGGGTATCCCAAATTGTCCCAAATCTATCAGCAACGCTTTGTATTTGCAACAACAGAATATGAACCATCAACTGTCTGGCTCTCTCGTACAGGGAACTTTTACGCCTTTTCTCCTACAGAATTAGAAAATCAGGATACTCCAGTAATAACAGGAGGAGTAACAACAGAGGTTATATCCGACTCAAATGCAATAAGTTTTACAATAGATTCTGATACATTGGACGAAATTCAATGGTTGATGGATTCAAAGAAACTTGCACTTGGTACTTCCGCAGGAGTTTATTTTCTCTATGGAACAGAAACAAACCTTGCAGTAAGCCCAACACGCTTCACTGTCAGTAGAGAAACTTCATATTCCGCATCTTCCACACAGCCAGTAATTGTATCAAATGTTATCATTTATCCACAAAGAGGAGGACGAGAAATCCAGGAATTAGAGTTCTCAGGAGCAGAAGATCAGTGGTTGCAAAGTCGTATATCTATGAAGGCATACGATATGATTGCAGAAAGCAGTGTTATCAAGGTAGATTGGCAGGAACGTCCTAATCCTATTATCTGGATGGTTATGGATAATGGTCAGGTTCTTACTCTAAGCTATGACAGATCAGTTAAATTCAAGGCATGGTCAGTTCATACTTTAGGAGGTGCATATCAGGGTGGGATTGCAAAAGTTGTGGATATAGCAATAATACCACGCACAGATTATGATCAGGTATGGTTCAAGGTCAAAAGAACAATAAATGGCTCTGATGTTGAACATATCGAAATATTAGGCAGATTCCCTTCAGAAAATATTATTACACGCAATGAACTTGTATTCCTTGATTCTGCAAAAATACACAAAGCTGTTAATCTGCTTGTTGACTCATCAGGTAATCCTGAAAATCCTCTTGTAAATGGGGGATCTCAAACTGGAACTTCTCTTACAGTAGATGGTGCAACTGTTGTTCCTGCCGTTGGGACAAGATTCATAATTAGGAAAGCTGATGGAACAGCAAGTACAGATACAACTATTTATGAAATAGCAGCATCACCAGCAAGTACAACAACTTCTTGGAAACTTACTCAGGCGTTAGTATCTTCTCCTGCTGATGATGCAGTTATTGAGTTTAGATTAGACAAACTTACAATAGCGCATCTTGAAGGACAATCTGCAGGGATATGCACAAATGGTATGGAACATGCCAATAAAACTGTTGCAAGCAATTTAGCTACTCTAGATCATAATCTCGCAACAACAGCTGTGTCAGGATTATCATATACTGCTCAAATGGAAACATTAAGTCCTCCTACGCCTGATAATCAATATAATTTTAATAAAAGATTGCTAACATTAACTGCATTAGTACAAGAAAGTTTAGGTATTGAAATTGAATATAATGAAACATCAGAAGAAATGTTATTTCGATCAACTCAGCAGAATACTGGAGAACCTATTGATTTCTTTAGTGGTTTTAAGAAATCCTCACTATCTGGGATTGGCTGGCAAGCCCATTCTGTTATAATTAGGAGTATAAGCCCATTACCTATGCAGATTAATTCCTTGTCAATTGAAGTTGAAACAGGTGGGGCATAATGGACATTGCACTTAGTAATCCTGTCAGCTTTATTCCATCGAAATATACACAAACAGAATTTCGAGATGGAATAGTAGAAATCCAAAATAGGATGGAAAAGCATGCCAAATCTACAGTAGAAGAACATGTAATAAACCAAAGATTCTTAGACAAACAATATTTAAGAGAATGGAGTAGCCCTGCAGGAGAGTTCATTGTTACTAAAATACATAAAATAGAACATCCCTTCTTTTTAATGGCAGGAATTATGTCTGTTATTACAGAAAAAGGAGAAGAATATATATGTGCTCCCTATTATGGTATTACATCTGTTGGTACTAAAAGGATTATATATACACATACAGATTGTATATTTATAACTGTACATCCTACAGAATTGAAGGATCCAGACGAGATAGAAAAAGAAGTTATTGCATCAGACTATACGGAATTGGAGGACGAATGACTTATATTGCAGCATCTGCTGCCTTTTTGCAGTTAGGCATGAATTACATGGGGGCACAAGCTGCTAAAGCAGCTGGTCAAGCCGAAGGCAAAGAATACGATGCTCAGGCATTACATACTTTATTAACAGCAAAATGGAATATTGGAAATATACAACAATCTGGTTTTCACCAGGAAATAGACTTATTTGATCAGGCTGGTGAGAAAAGGGGGTTAATAGCAAGATATGGCACTCAACAACTAGGCAAGATGAAAACAGCTTTGGGTGCTAGTGGTGTTCGTATGGATTCTGGGACATCTGCAGATTTGATAATTAAGTCAAGATTAGATAATGCAACACGCCTTCTTCAAAATCAGGAAGCTCTTTCACAATCCTTAACTAATTTAAGATTTAAAACACAAAAAACTGTGGAAGAAACTGCTCGTACAGCTAATGAAAGATATGCTAAATTGAAACGTATGGGAGATATTGCAAGACAAGGTGGGAATGCTGCTCAATTTGCAGCAATGATGGGTGGACTTGTTAGTGCTGGCAAGACATTCCATTCGCTTGGTGGCGTTGATTGGCTCTCATCAATGGGTGATGATGGAGTTCAAACAGATGCAAATACAGGATCCACAACAGGATCATCATTTAATACAACAACTGGAAGATCAGGTGGTAGGTAATGGCTGAAATATCATTAGAAGAAGCACAAGAACAACAACAACTTAAATCACGAATTGCTCCATTTCGTTCTAGGGGATCTGGTCCAACTACTGTAGCAAATACTGGTGTACCTGAGTCTTATACTCAGCAATTCTGGAAAAATGCTGCAGATGGTGTTGGAGTTGCAGGGGCAATTGTGGAGAATTATGCTCAGAATGCTGCAAAGGTCAAAGCTAAAGAGATAGCAAAAACAATGGAGGCAGATCATCAGGATCAAATGCTCAATCTTATAGAGAATCTTCACCAGACACCATTAGATAATCTTGATTATGCAGAAACTCTATATGGTTATGACAGCAGACACGAAGTAGATTTTAGAATAGGTGCACTAAACCCTGATGGAATACCAAATACTGTTATAAAGGAAAAAGAATTTGAAGACTATGAAGTTCCATGGAGACAGAAAGAAGAACTGGAGAATACATATAATGACTTAAATGATAAAAGGAAGGAATATATCCTTAATGAGCTGCCAGGAATCATGGAAGCCAAAATTGGGATGGTAATCTCAGAAACTTCAAATGAATTATATAATGAAGCAAGTGCATTATTTAATAATCTTGGCTCTTACGACTCAGGAGAATTAACACTTGATGAGGATGGTAGTCATTGGGCGGTAAGTGAAGAGCATGGTAGGTTGATTCAATTAGCAGGAGATCCAAGTGATCTGGTTGATACTATTAAAGTTGGTGGTCAGGATGAACATGTCTATACAGAAGGATTAAATGCTGCTGGATTAACAAAATTGCGTGAAATTATGAATCGGTTCGATACAGAATTAGCTGACCTAATGTCAACAGGAGCAATTTCGTCTGAGAAAGCAATAGCATATCAACGTGGGTTTACACAGGAAGTATTAAATAGACAATTTCAAATTGAAAGATCAAGAGATCCAGATGGAGCTTACCTTAAGGTGCTCAATGGTGATTATTATATTAATCGAGACTTAATGTGGAATATGCCTGGTAAAAAACCAGGAAAAGAAGGTGAACTACTACAAAAAATAAGTCTAAATGATTTATATACAAATGAGTGGATGGCTCAAGTACATACAACAAGAAGAACTGAGCATGAAAGAGCAATGGAAGAAAAACGCTCTGAAGGGATCGCAATACTCCAACAAGACGTTTTTACTAAAATTGAGCAACCAGAATTTATGCTTAATCCTAATAATACAAAAGATGATGTTAAGGCTTATTTAATGGATGCCCAGATGGATGAGTCTGATGCAGAAATGCATTCACGTAAATGGTCATTTGAGCAAGTTGATGCTATTGATGGAGCAAAAAACAAAGCTCTTACAACTACAATGGGCATACTGGAACAGGAATTTATAAATGATCCAGAGTATATGACTCAGCTTCTTGGTAATGAAGTTAGCGAATCTCTTGTTATGGCAAAAAATCCAAAAGCTATTAAGGCTGCTATGAAGGATATTTTGACTAAGAGACTAATAGAAGAAAAGGATTTACAAACACCTGGTCCTCAAGAGGCACTTATTACAGATAAAGAAAGAAGAGAATTTATCCAATATGGTGTAGATAAATTAACTAGAGATCACATCCAGAAATTTATTAACCATCATATTGCAACAAATAGGAATAATGAAAAACAACTTTATTCAATGAAACTTATTGCTAAATCTGAAACTGTACCAGGCAGACGGCAGCTTGCAGCAGAGTTTTTTGATTTTGATGAAAACACAGGCGCATTTAAAATTAATAAGAATAAAGTAAATTCTCACAAAAATCGAAAATATTATTCATCTGATGAAGAGTTTACAAAACCATTAATGGAAGTGTTGTCAGCAATGAATGACCAAGAAAAAGCATATCGTAAGGCTAATTCTAAAGGGAAATATCTTAGTCAACAACAATTCCATTTGGCAATGAAAGATTTTGCACAAGTACAAAAAATGCAAATGGCAAGTATGTTTGAAAGCATTGAATATCAGGGATTATATTCAGATCCGAATAGACGTTATGAGGATCCATTTCATAGCGTAGTAAATAAATGGGCAAAAGGCAGCCCATATTTAGAGGGTGTTATTGCTGAAGAAGGAATTGAAGGATTAATGACACCAAAGCAACGAGATCTTATGCATGAACATTATCATTCATTCCAGCAGATGGGAGTTTGGCTTAAAGAGACAATGCCCCAAGCACAAAATTCAAGACAATACTTAGAGGGGATACTAAAAGAAGTAGCAAGTGGTAAGAACAAAAGTAAATATCAGGGGACATATACTGGTCATGTGGGGAATATGCTTAAAGGCCAATTAAAAGAAAGGATTGAGGCACTAATGCCTGGTAGAATGGTGAATACATTAATGATGGAATGCCGTGGTGATGGGAATGAAGTCTCTGATGACTGCTGGAATAAAAAAACAAGAGCATACAATATAATTAAAAAAACAAAATTAAATGGAGAATTGGGTCTTTTTGCTAATGGCGAAGAGCTAGTTACTATTGATGACTCAGATATTGAGATCACACAAAAACTATTAAATTCACGAAGTGCAGAGATTTCTGAACACACTCTTGCCGAATAAAAAGATACTATGGATATAACAATAAAACATATGGACAATCTGTTTGCAGTAAATGCACAAAAGTCTGCTACTCTTAGTTTGAATCCTGTAGGTGAGATGTATAAACGCCAAGTTGGTATTGCAAATAAAGGTGATCATCTTCAAGCTGCACTGATTGATGTTTATCCATTTATGGGGCAGCAGAATAGGATGGAAGTATTAGATTTTTTGTCTATGAGAGGAGATCCCCAACAAAATATCAAAACAATGGCAGATAAGTTCTCAACTATTGATACTCGTATAATGAGTGCGATAAATCATTCCTTACCCTCTATTATCCAGCGTCCACGACATAAAGCATGGCATGCCCATCTAGTAAAAACTACGATGCATAGACTTATTAATAAGGGGATTAAAGGAGAATATTATGATGAACAAAGTGCTTTACCTAAAGCAATTAATATGCTTTATGGTGGATACCAAATATTCCCTACTAATGCTCCTTTTAATATTGCATTCCCAAAACAGAAATTAACCGATGCTAATGTAGGATTAAATGAATGGGAAGAGGTACAGGATCACTTGTTCATGCAATTGCATCAGAAATATGCAGGGAAAATATCATTTATTCCAAGAGCAAATGTGTTGGAAGGATTAGACCGTGAAGAGCTAAATGCCAGGAAAAAACAAATAGAGCAATCTCCGTGGACACCTTATTCAAAAGAAAATGAAGGTCGATTTAATATGAAAGCATTGGGGGTAAATACCTATAATGCACAATGGAATGCAATTCATTCAAGGCTTGTTAAATCGCAAGGCAGTTCAATACAATTCGGTTTTATTAATGCTGGACATGATCCTAGTAAAATACAAGGGGTTATAGTAGAACATATGTCCACAGGTGAAAAACGGATAATTGGAGATATGCTTGGACTAGAATATGACTCATCTAAGCCTGACTTTGGAAGTTATGTTCCTGCTGACTTTACAATGGATAATACAATAAAAATGATGCAGTCTAGGCAAGCATGGCAAAAAGCAAATTCTGGTGATGACATAATTCCTCATTCATTAGATATTCCATATGGAGAAGGAATATGGGATGGATGGGATCCTGTTACTGCAATAGGGAGAATATTTTCAAAGGACTTTGGAGAAGAAGGTGGTGATTTCAGCAGAGAAGTAATACTTAATCAGTATAAATATACACGAGCATATTGGGAAAAAGAAAATGGGAGGAAATACCGTGATTGGCCTAGTGGACGAAAAGGACCTGATGGCAATTATGGAGATTGGGATCAAGCATCTGGTAAAGGATATGCAAGTCTTGCAAAAAACACATTTGGAGGCAAATGGTTAACAGAAGTATTTGCACCAGGACAAGTAGAAAATGACTTGTTCTTCCAGCCACTTGTAGAAGAGTTATTTGAAGAAGAAAAAAGATTAGGAAGAAAAATGACTAATCGAGAATTATACGACTTATATCAAATAGTAAAAGGAAGGCTTAATGGTAAACCAGATTTCTGGTCAGGTATGCTGGATAATAGACTTACAGATTTTCTATTCCAGGGTAAAGCATGGTATGATCCAGATGACGATGATAGTACACCACAGACTCTATTTGATGCATATGTCGTAAAAGGAGGGAAATTCTTTGGCAAAGATCCATATAATTATCATTGGGTTGACAGTGATACGCCAATTGCTGATTGGCTAGGAAGAGGAATAAAACATCTTGGTGGAAAAGATGCCAAGTTATATTATGATATGTGGCGTGTATTTACAGCACCAACTGGTGCAAGACATGAAGGAACTAATATATTTAAATAAATGCTGTATCAACATTATTACTATAAAGAACCTAGCACATATCATAAAAGCAGATTAAATTCTGCAATGTCACGGTGGCATGGGGGTGCATGGGAAACATTTAAATCTGGATACCAAGAAGCAAGTGAACAATATACTGCGCTTGGATGGTTGGCAGAAGAAGCAAAAGAATCATTTGTAGATGATCAAACGCCTATTGCAAAAGAAGCATGGACTTCAGATCATCATTTATGGAGAGATGATGTTGAATGGTCACAAGGATTAAATGTAGGTATTGCAGAAGTAAGAGCAAGAAGATCAGATCGGCTTAAAGAATTGCAATTCCGAAGAGCCAATGTAGATTTTTGGAGTTTGCCAAATTTAAGCGGAGTTCTTCTAGGAGCAATGGGATCGCCAGAGAATCTAGTAGGATGGGGAGGTTTACTGGGCAGATCTGCAAAACTTGCTGAAATGGGTGTAAAGGCAGGAGTTCTTGCAAAATATGTAAAACCAGTAGCAATGGGTATGGCAGACAACTTTGTTGCAGATTCATTATACCAAACTACAAAAGCAATGGTTCAGCTTAATAGAGGAGAAAAACCAGATTGGGGTCATGCAGCACTAGAATTAGGAATAGCAACTGCTACAGGTGGTATTATAGGTACAACTCCTATGGCTGCTCAAATAGCATCTAAAGTGCCTATGGCCTTTCGTCCTACTCTTGTAAAAAAAGCAGTTAAAGATCTGGCTGCTGGCAAACCCTTTAATTACTTTAAAAGAAAAGGGATGCGTGATACAGCAGAAGAAGCAAATCCAGAAGATGTAATTGCGGATATAGATAAAAGAACACAAGAGATGTTAGATGAAGATGCACGATTACGTCAGGATCATTCTAAAGCTGCTGGTAAGGATTATGTTAAATATAGTACTTCTCAGATTAAGAAGGGGATACATTGGGCAGCTAATTGTTTAAGAAAGAATCCTAAAAAATGAGTAGTAAGTGTAAAAAGATATTAACTGATTCTGGTTTTAGCAGTCTAGATGCTGATAAAACAATCGATAAAATCCGTAACAGTAATAAATCATTTGATGAATTGGCAGATGATATATTACGTTCCCAGGATAAAGAAGACTTTCATCCATTTAACAGGGATAGATCTGAGGAAATAGGCAATAGTTATCTAAATTCTCTAAAGGAAGTGTCAGGGATATTGAAACATCCTTTTAAAGTAATTAGGGATTTCTTAGGTGGCGATATGGCAGGAGCAACACAGAAAGCACAAAGTAGATGGATAAATGTGTTAGCACGTTATGTTGGAGAAACTGGAGTTAGTCAAAGAGACTTCTTTACACTTATAGAAGGTGGATTCATTGGAGATAAATATAAAGGATTTCGACAGAATTTTATAAGAGAGGCTTTTAATGATACTGACATATCTGTTACAGGAGATGTACTTGCAACTAAACTTGCAAATGCAGTCAAACGTCAATGGCGTATGGATATATTGGAAGCAAATCAATATGGCGCTGGTATTAAGTTTAAAAATAACTGGACTGTACATCAGTCTCATATGCAAGACAAATTATTAAAACATGGTCCAGAAGAGTGGAAAACAGAAATAATGAGGAATATTGATGAAGAAGCAACCATTGAGAACATACGCTATTTCTATCCAGAGACAAGAGACATATCAGATGCAGAATTCAATCTCGAAGAATTCCTAAATAATGCCTATCAACAAATGGCTGGAGCAACAGATGAAGGACAAGGCATACTAGCAGAAACATTTCAGTTGCACCGTATATTTGAATTTAAAAGTGCCGATCATTTAATTGATTATAATGCAAAGTTTGGACATGAAAATATTGCACATGCAATAATGGAAAACCAAAATATGTTTCAAAAGCACTTAGAAATTGGAAGTATGATGGGCTATGGAACTGTAGATATAAAGCCTATACTAAATCCAACTCCTAATGGACCAACAGAATATAAAGAAATTTTCAGTCCAATCCTTGAAACAAGAAAGATACTCCAAGCAATGAAGGATATGGGGAAACTTTCTCCACATGAACATAGTCAGTTAAGTGCAATACTCAGGGATTTAACAGGAGATAATTCTGTTGTAGGCTCTCCTAAAAGAGCAGCAATGGTACAGGATTATATTGCTTGGCAGTCAATGGCAGTATTAGGTAAATCCATGTTCCAAACTGTTTCAGACATAGGTAGTGCTGGTATAATGCTACATGTACAAGGATTAAAACCAGGACAAGGTTACTATGGAATGATTACAAAAACCCTAAAACAGCTAACAGGTAGGCTGTCAAAAGAAGAAAAGAGATTGACATTCCAAGCATTGCACACATTTACTGATGGAACTTTAATGAATAATGCCAGTAAGATCCATCCTGATCAAAAAAGGGCTGGATGGTTGGCAAAAGGTGCAAATGCAATGTTCCATTTTAGTGGATTGAATGCAGTTACTAATGCTATGCGTACTGGTTATGCAAATATGTCTTCAAACATAATGGCAAATAAATTAGCAATAAAATGGGATGATCTGGATAGTTTATATAAAACAGAGTTCTTAGAAAAAGCACAAATTACTAAGTCTGATTGGGAGGCTTTACAGGAAATTGGATCGTTTAATGCAAAAATATGGAAAAAAGATGCGAATAAACTTGAAAATTTCATTACAATGGATCATATTCTGGAGCGAGGAAGAGAATTAAAAATTCCAGGCACAGTTAAATTAGCACGCAAAATTGACAATTATTTCATTCAAGGCTCAAGATCTGCTATCCCCGAGGCAAAAGCAATTGACAGGGCATTACTCTTTGGCAACCATGATAGAGGAAGCTGGTTAGATGTTACTAGAAGACTTGCAGTTGTATTTAGATCTTATCAATCTCAATTAGTCAGGAATTTATATCCTGCAATACAAAAACTTGGATTGCCATCTGTGGTACATATAATTCCATATGTAGCATTAGGATATTCCTCAATGGCATTAAGAGAAATGGTTAAAGGGAAAGAGCCTCCACCTCCTACTCCAGAAACATTCATAAAAGCTATGGTGCATAGCGGTTTAGCACCAGTGATAGGCGACTATGTTGCAGGAGAATATGCAAACTATGACCCAGATATTGGTGAAGTCATAGGAGGATTCTCGTATAGCAAATTTAAAGGATTTGGCGAATTGATGGTTGGATTATGGACTGGAGATACTGATGCAGCAGATATATTCAACTCTATTCGCTATAATACTCCTTTTGCTAATTTATATTTTACAGAATTTGCAGTCAATTATGGGATGCATTATGCAGTTATGGAAGCATTAAGACCTAGATATCTATATTCCTTAGAAGCACAAGCAGCTAGTCAGGGAACAGATTTCTTCTTTGAACCTAGTAATTTATACGGAGCCTAATAATGACAATTACTTCCACCATAAATAGTTCTGAAACAACAGGAGCAACAGCTTCAACATCTTATAATTTTAATTATCCTATACATAAAGCAGGCGATCTAAGGGTTTATGTAGATGCTGTTAGATATCAAGATAATGACACTACATATGGGCATACAATCACAGTAGCATCAAACAAACAGTCAGCAACTGTAGCTTTTAGTACTCCATCTTCAGTTGATGGGAAAGCATTAAAATTTGAAAGAGTTGTAGATTACAAACAGGAAACTGATCTTGCAAATAATTCGCTCTTTGATGCTGAATCACTAGAAACATCACTTGATAATATAGTGATGCAAGTACAGCAAGTAGGAAACACATCTACTGATCTTGTAGTAGCATTTGATTCGGCTCTAGGAAGCTCAGAATATAATACAGATGCAGCAACTGCCTCTACTATGACTGGCACTAAATTTTATAAAACCAATAGAGCACAAAAAGCATTAGCCTTTGATGCAAATGGTGATATTACAACGTCAAGTGATGCAATTGATAGTACAATTGACCACCAATTAGAAGCAAAAGAATGGGCTTCTCTAGCATCAGGTAATGTATATGATTATACAGATGGAGTTCGAGACTCAGATCAAGGTTCTATTTCAGCCAAAGCACAAGCTACTGCTGCTGCTGCCTCTGCTTTATCTGCTTCTACTGATTTAGCTGAATTTCAAGGAATATATAGAGGAGCTTCTGGTTCAGCACCAGGAACTCCTGCGGATGGTAATTTATGGTTTGATACCAGTGCTTCTGTAGACGTAATGAAGGTTTATAATGCAACTGGAACTGCATGGGAACAGCTTACTCCTTCTTCTTCAGACCAAACAAATATCAATAGTGCTGTTTCAAACGCAACAAATATCAATAAAGTTGCTGCAATTGATGGAGATGTTACAAAAGTCGCTGCAATTGATACTGATGTTACTGCTGTTAAAAATATAGGAACGAATGGTGCGGATGTTACTACAGTAGCTGGTATTTCAGGAAATGTTACAACAGTTGCTGGAATAAGTAGTGACGTAACAGGTGTTGCTGGAATAAGTAGTGCTGTTACAGGAGTTAATTCAAATGCAACTAATATAAATAAAGTAGCAACAATTGATTCTAATGTTACGACTGTTGCTGGTATTGATGCTAATGTTACTACAGTAGCAGGAATATCTGCGAATGTAACTTCTGTTGCTGGTGATGCTACTGATATTGGAAAAGTAGCAGCTATAGATTCAGATGTTTCTAGTGTTGCTGCAATAGATAGTAATGTAACTACAGTAGCGACTGCTCCGATACCAGCTAATCTTGCTATAGTAGCTCCTATTGCTGCTAATGTAACTACTGTTGCAGGGATAAGTAGTAATGTAACTACTGTTGCTGGAATATCAAGTGATGTTACAGCAGTAGCAGGAGATGCTACAGACATAGGAACAGTTGCAGGAATTAGTGGAAATGTCACAACCGTAGCTGGTATATCATCTAACGTAACCACAGTAGCAGGGATTAGTGCAAATGTGACAACAGTTGCAACAAATAATACAAATGTAACAACAGTTGCAACTAACATGAATGATGTGCATAACTTTGCAGATCTATACCAGATAGATAATTTTTCTCCATCTCCACCTACAACAGATGGTGGTGGAGTTGATGCAATTGCAGCAGGAGATTTAGCATATGATTCTACTGCAAATATATTAAAAGTATGGACTGGCTCTGTTTTTGCTCCTGTTTCTAATGTTACAGTTCTAAGTACTGATACTGCTCCTGCACTTGGTGGTAATCTAGATGTTAAAGATAAGATTATTACCACAACTACTACAAATGGTCATATTGCATTTGACAAAGGAGTTACAGAAAAGATTGGGACTTCAACAGTAGGTACTACAGTAGTAACAGTAGATTTATCAACAGGAAACTTTTTTGAAGTAGACTTAGAAGGGCTTACAGGAAATTGTGTTACATTTACAATATCTAATCCAGATGCTACCTCAAGCATGGTTTCAAACTTTGTAATGAAAATAGTGCAAGGTTCTACAACAACCACACGGAATTTTGTTTGGTCTACTATTGTCAGTAATGGAACTAATATAGATTGGGCAGGAGGATCAGGACCAGATATTACTACTGGAGCGGATAAAGTAGATATATTAAGTTTTACAACATACGATGGAGGATCAACATGGTATGGTGCAACTGTTGGACAGGATTTTAGCTAATGTTAGTTAGACATCATAGAGGTCTTAAAGCAGGTCAGGAAATGGAGCTGACATATACTGCTGATGAACAACATGCAAATTTACAAACTAAAGCTGTTGGATTAGGATGGGATGTTGCAAAATCTGGTACTATTACTGCATATGTAGGTGATGGTACAACAGGAATAGGATTATATTCAAAAACTGGAAGTACAAGTCAATATGGACTATCTACTGGTTCTGGATGGGCTGCTGATACAGAAATTAATATTATTGTAAGAAATGGCAGTTATATTATGGGTACTGGTGGCACAAACGGTGCTGGAGGAAGCGCAGGAAGTGGAGGTAACGGTGGATCAGGAGGCTCTGGCGGAGGCGGAGGCGGAGGAGGTTCTGGTGGATGTGGTAACCTTTCAGGTGCTTCATTTTACTGTAATAATACTTCAGCATATGATGGTAGCGGTGGTTCAGGAGGCTCATCAGGTTCAAGTGGTAGTGGTGGCTCATCTGGAAGTGCTGGTGGCGCTGGTGGATCAGGAGGTGCTGGAACGCATGCATTGAATGTAGATTTTACTGGTGGAGTAGTTAATATCACTGTAAATTCTGGAGGATACATTGTAGGAGGCGGTGGAGGAGGCAATGGAGGTGCAGGGGGCACTGGAGGTTCAGGAGGTTCAGGAGGACAAGGTGGAACTGGAGGCACTGGAGGAACTGGTGGTAGAGGTAGACAATATTTAGGACAAACTCTAATGAATATGGGATGGCCTTTTGGGACAATTTGTTTCAATGTCTGTGATAATAATTGCTGTGGTGGGACAGGAGGATCGGGAGGTTCAGGAGGAACTGGTGGTGGTGGTGGTTCTGGTGGTAACGGAGGAGCTGGAGGCGCAGGAGGCGCAGGAGCAGGATGGACAAATGGTTGCTCTGGTGCTTTAGTATCATGTAATAATACTGCTGGAGATGCAGGTTCTTCTGGAGCTGGTGGTTCAACTGGAAATACTGGAAGTAGTGGAGGAGGAGGAAGCGGTGGATCAACTGGAAGCGGAGGAGGTACTGCTTCGTGCGGAAACTGTGGTGGTCATCCTCAAGGTGGTTGTAACTGTGATGGCGGTTCGACTGGAAATACAGGAAGTTCTGGTAATACTGGTGCTGGTGGTAATAATGGAAGTACAGGAAGTACAGGAGTTGCAGGAGGAAATTACGGAACAGCAAGTTCTGCTGCTGCTGGATATTCAATAATTAATGGGAACCATTCTAGTGTTACTATTACTAATAATGGTACAATAGCTGGTGGATATACATAAAGGGAAATATGGCTGACGAAAAAATTTATTGTTTAGGAGTAGGGAGTTCAACACTTGGGTTCAATAATGATAGCGATGGTAATCCGCCAGAATCAGCACATTTTGTTTGGGAAGATGGAGCATGGGTTAAAGTTCCTATGGATGAAGATCATTATGCTGGACTTAATGGATTAATGAAAACTAATGATCCTCCGTATGCTATTTTGCTAGTTCCGCATACTGCAATAACATTTGATTCAGATGACAATGTAACTGCTGTTGAGTTGCCAGGATAATTATGGGTGTAATATTAGATAAAATAAAAGCTATATCTGTTGCTAGAGCTGATGAAGAAACTGTTAAAACAAGAAAAGATATTTGTGAAACCTGTGATGAATATATAAAAAGCACTACAACCTGTAAAAAATGTGGTTGTTTTATGAACATAAAAAACAAACTGCAAGCTGCAACGTGTCCAATAGGTAAATGGTAAATTAAATAATGGATGGCAGGGAAAGATACACACAATCTAAAACTAGAGTCAGCACCAGATGAAGAACATCACAAAACTCTATTCGGTGGCGGTGGAGATGCACTGGAGAATAGGAAACTACTTAATTTCTGGGCGAGATTTCTTATATCGGTTGCCAATGCAATTACGTTCGTTATTTTGCTCTGGTTATTATTTTTCTCAGAAGTTAAAGAAGCGAGTCGTGATCTGGTTAATATCCTTGTGGGAACGTATGTTGCAATACTTGTCAAAATCACCGATTACTGGTTTAAAGACAAAAGAGATCAGGAACATGAGGAACACATGAATGGTAAGACTTAGTTTAATACTGTTCCTGGTAGCTTCATGCGGATCCATACCAGTTAACACAGGATACCATGAAGATAATAAACCATACAGAGGTACAAATATCTATAAACGTGATTATGTTAAACCTTATTGGCAATGTGTACAATTTAACAGGAATGTAGATTGCGATGTGGAATAAAATAAAGAAGTTTTTATTTGAACCTTCAGAGAGAGATAAGGAAAGAGTGGAGAGATGGAAAAAACTTACTATAGAGGATTTTGATAAGGATGATGAAATGGAGGAAGTTCAGGTGACGAAGCATATGTCAATTAAGCAAAAGAAGAAAAAGACGAAACCAGTTACTTATAATTTTTAAGGAGATAATATGGATAATAAGACTCTTATAACAGGAGGTACTAAGAAGCAAAAGTGGTTAAATTTTATGACTAATATGCCTAAAGGCTATGTTACTAAGGAAGAGATGGCAGCTAAGCGCAAGCAACTTAATGCTACTGATTTAGGGGCATCGCACCCAATAGGAAATCGCAACGAAAAAGTTAATCGAAGTTTCCCTTTAGGTAACCGAAGAGAAAAAATTAAAGGGCAATTGATGTAAGGGACTAAGTGGCACTACAGAAAACAAGAGTCGTTATGGATAATAATGGCAGGAAAGCTCAGTCAGTATTTGAACATAACGTTGTTAAGATAGGAACTCCGCTTTTAGGCGTTTTACTTCTATCAATCGTAGGATGGTTATTCCAGACTGTTCTCGAGCTTGATGAAAACATGCAGAAACACAGTATAATGCTTGAACATCTCCATGAGGCAGAGGAAAATTTTGGACAACAAATGGAAAAAGTACAAACAACTTTAACTGATCTTCGTATTCAGGTAGGTCGGAACATAGGTTCACATTAGGAGGAACAATGAGTCATCCAAAAAGATATGGAAGCAGAGGAACTATCAAAACGACAAAGCCATCTTTATTAAATCCTAATCCAAGAGAGATTAAAGCAAGAAATGATGCTATGTGGGCAGGAACTAATGTTAAGGTTGAACATGGTGGAGTTTGGGGCAGATACCATGATATGAGAGAAAATGCAAAAAAATTAAGAGGAAAGCCTTTAGATCAGTTAAAGAATTTATTTAGTACAAAGCACGGAACTTACAAGGAGGAATAATGCCATTTATTATTGCAGGAGTAGTAAAAAGTATGGCTTTATCGTTTCTAGGTAACAGTAAAGTTATCGAAAAAGTCATAATTTTATTATTAGAAACTTTAGCAAAAAAGACTGACAGTGATGTAGATGATAAGTTAGTCAAGATGCTAAAAGAATCATTGGGACACAAGAAGTAATAAGGCTTCTTAGTGTAATTAACCCATGTGGGTTGGTACTAGACGACAATTCAATGGGTTAGTAATAGGAGGACTAGCTATGATGATTACTAAGAACTTTAGTAGTGGGGAAATGATGTGCAGCTGTGGCTGCGGTGAGGACTCAATGGATCCAGACTTCATGTCTATATTGCAAAATATAAGAGATGAAATGCAACGACCCTTGAGAATTTCAAGTGGAGTACGCTGTGCCAAGAGAAATATGGAGGTGAGTTCAACAGGAAAGAATGGACCACATGTTCCTAGAACTACTGGTACAATGGCAAGTGATATTCTTATTGCAGGAGCAGATGCATTGAGATTAATTGATATTGCCAGGAAACATGGAATCAGTGGAGTTGGAATATCTCAGAGAGGCACCCATGCAAAGAGATTCATTCACATAGACACACTCTCTGATGATAAACATCCCAGACCTACAATGTGGTCTTACTAATAATTAGTCTCAAGAGACTCTTCAAGATAATAAAATTCAGCAGAATCAGAATAAGATCCTAAGTCTCGTATTCCTACTGATGTTACCTTTGCATTAGGGGAATTAGTCTGATAGTGTATCTTATTTGTTTTAAGGTACTCTATTGTAGCATTCTTAACATCTATTCGTAGTTTGTCTTTATCTAATTTATCTTGAACTAAAGACATACTTGCTTTAAATGGATGTTTATGTGATTGTTTACTCATAATTCCTCACAATTAAACATTTTTGGGTTTATATCCAACTAAATCTCCAGGAATTAGAGGGACTTTAAAACGCTTTCCTTCAGCTTCCAGCCTAGTCTGTACATAATCCTGTACTAAATGACCAACCTTATCTGATCTCCCATATTTATCCTCTCCTTCCTTAATAAGCATTTCTATATACTTATTCTCTGCAGGAGTATTCTTTCGTAGTTTCATTAGACCCCCTGTCCAAAAGGATTAGCTACTTCTTCAGGTTCAGAATTAAAATCAGAAGAATATTCCATTGCACGATCCTTGTCTTTAGCTAAGATAAACCGATGGACAAGGAAACGATACCTCTTATTCTTTTTACCAGTTTGTTTATCTTCCCAGGTAACTACTTCAACTTCACTATCTGCAATTAGGATTTCATCTCCCTGTCCAGCATTCTTCATATATTCCGCAGCAGGACCATATACAACAAAATCAACAAATGTCGATTTATCATTGTATTTTTTCTTCTTTCTTATGTTTCTAACTCCAATAGAGAAGTTACAATATGCAAGGTCACTGTTAGTCTGACCATGCGATGGTGCTTGAGCGATATTTCCATAGAATTTACAGTCATTCATCGTTATACCCTATTAATTGTTATGCAACCCTCTGTGTCTACCCATATCTTACGAGCAGATACCCTCCAGACCTTACAGTCTTCTTCAAGGAGAGCATCTAATAATCCTTTTATATAGTTATCTAAGTCAGGTCGCTGTTTATGAGGAGTGCCAGCCATTTCTGATCTTTTCTTCTTTGACCAGGATTTGGGCATTGGAATAAAGAACACAATATCCAACTCCTCCCATGATTTATTCTTATCATCATTATTCTGTAAGGCTAAAAGTCTCTCGATTTCTTGCTTTACAGTATCCCTAAAGGCAAAGTAATCCTTAACTATTTGCCTTTTTGCCCATCGATCACGTTGGGTCATTCTTGGTTTCGCAAATGGTGCTACATTTAGAATCATAATTTAAACATTTTTATAATTTTATCTTTTTTGGATTGCTTAAGTTTCTCTTCTTTCTCCATATTAAGAGTTAACTTGTTACTCTCTAATGTTTGCTTAACTTCATGGAGACATTTACGACCAAAGCTCTTTATCTTTAGTAAATCTGATGGAGCTTTCTGGATTAGTTCTCCTACAGTCCTAATCTTCGCATCCCAAAGTGTATTTATTGATCTGATAGAAAGTTCAAGACCTTGTTCAGACTTAAGATTTTTAATTGAAGTATTCCATATTTGAGGTCGGGCATATTTTAAATCACCTCTATGCTGAAGATCCATAGGTGTTACCTGTTTCTCTTTCTTAAACATAGTGTAATTTTTCTGCCTTTCATGGTCTTCTCTTACTTCAATAATATCTGCTTTCAGCTTTTGCTTTTCTGAACTTGTCTCTGAAAGGATCCATTCTTCAACAAGATCAAATCTTTCCCACATCTCATTTTGTAAGGAACGATAATCACCTCTTAGACGTTTTAAATCACTTTTGTATTCTTCTTCAAGCATTGAGATTCTATTAGCTAGATCGTCTCTTAACTTTCGTATATCTTTTCTAATATTATCGTATTCCTTCCTTATATTGACAATATCGTCTCTTATGCTACGTCTACCCTCAGTTCCTCTTTTAACTGCTGTGTCAACTCGAGTAACTAAGTCACAATCATAAGCTACTAATTTGTCAATGCGTTTATCCATTTCTTTAAGCGCATCTTTAGCTTTCTGAGTCATTTCATATTTGACATCAGGAGGAGATCCATTAGACATATCAAATGCCTGTCTGAAAAACTTCCCCATTGCTTCAATTTCATCTTTATTCATATCAACCTTTCTTGTTTATCATTTTCAGGGTTCCATCTAAAATCCACTAAGCTATATTTTTTCTCATTGAATTTACTTGGAACCTCTTTAGTTTGAGATTGACCACGCTCCAATACTTCTGGAGACAAAAACATGGTCTTATTATCGTGTGTGACTTCAATGCCACCACTTTGTATCCCTGATTTGACAATATAGTCCCGAATCGACACCATATGTCCTCTCCAGAGTTTCTTTATAACAACCCTTATCATTCATCCTCCTTATCAATAAAATTGCGATACAGAGAGATCTGAGCATCCAAATATGCTAATTATGGAACTGAACATAGTCTTTTCCATCATCTCCCCTGGTTAAAGTAAATTTACGCCCATCTTGAACTCCATCAACAGGCATACCGCAAACTCCTTTATTTATTGTCTTGCCTTCCGAGATAAAATTTCTTAAATCCTCAAACATTTTCTTGGATTTAGAATAATCTATATCCTTATGGGCAAGTTGCTGAGAATTTTCTATACGTTTTTTTGTATATATTCGTTCTCGTTCCTTGTAAATAGCCATAAATTCTGCTATACTAGGCATCTTAAGTGAAGATCCACGACCATCTGTAATAATGTCGTATGCTTCTTTAAGAACTGTACTGTTTGGTATCTTTAATTTATCTTGCCAAACCTTAAGTTTAACCTCAGTCAGTGGTATGTTGTATGCTTCGCAAAGCTGAACTACCAATCTCCTGACTTGAGGATGTATGTTCGTTTCCATCTGTAAACTCCTTTTCAGCGAGGTTTAATTGATACTCTGTATTCAGAAACTTTCCATTATATTTGGATGGCTGTCTGTCCTTGTAGATGCCATTATATTGGTTTCCTTTATTGCCAAAACTTTGCCATCCATTAACGATAACAGCCTCTAGCAACTCATTTGGTACAATACCATCTGATTTTGCTTTAGCTAATGCCTTAATCATAAGACGTTCAGCGAATCTGGTCATAGGCTTTTTGATCTTTTTCCTATGATTCTTGAATTCTTCCCAGACTACAGGATCAATCCAATCTGGCAGTCTGGGTTCATTCTCGGTTCGCAACTTGTCACAATTGACATTTACAATACAAATTGCATCAGCTTCAATTGTAGGTTCCCACTGCAATATCTTGAACTCCTTGATAATTTGCAGACGCATTTTTTCTAAGGGATTCATTTTTCCTCCTTTATTGTTTGTCTGCCTATTTTACTTGCTATTACAGTTTCCTGTTGCCATAAATACGGCAAAACATATTTATTTATGACAACACTTTCTGCTAGGACACACTTACCTATTAATTCCATTATATAGGCATGTTTAATGCGCTCATGCATAGCATTATAAGTCATGCAGCCTCCTCCATTGCTGTTCTTAAAAGATCCTTGAATAATCTGCCAACGGCATTTTTATGTTCCAGGGTATCTTTCAGTTTAGGCTTATAGGAATTTCGTCTTCTTTTAAGATCATCTTCAAAATATCCCATAATAACTTCATTGCATTGTACTACTGCACTTACATATGCAGCTCTATTGATTGGATTAATTAGATCACTCATACAGCCTCCTCTTCAAACTTCTTGTTAAGATATGTCATGAATTGAACAAGCTCATCATACTCATTCTTAGGCAAAGCCTCCTGCCAATGCTTAATAAATGGTTCGCAGTATTTCTTCAGCTTTGCTTTGTTCTGCTGATTTGTAAGAGCAAAATCCTTAATATCGAACTCTTCCATATCAGTTGTGTCTTCACGAATAATATTCTCGATCATCTCACTCTTCTGATCTGCCATAGATCCTGTCCAATGAGTTGATTCAGCAAATATTTCACAGAGTTTCATTTTAATATCATTAACAGACAGCTTATTATCTTCAGGAATATTACTTTCCATCTGGTCAATAAGATCATCAGTCTTATTCTGACTCTTCTTCTCAGATTTGGATTCCTGTTTCTTAATAGCTGCTTTTACTTCATTTGCTGAAGCATATGCATCTTCAATACCAATACCAAATGCTGCTAATGCTCTTCCAATTGCACTTGTTTCACAGTTTTCAACATAGCTGGTGGCATTAACAAAGGAATTAGGATCATCTTGCCACTCATGTGCAATACCACTACCAACTATACGACCAGTTTGATCAGTAATCCATGCTTGTATGATTACTTCTTTTGCTTCCTTATTCCATTCGATTACTTTGGTGCTGATACCAAACATATTATCTTTATCTCCAAAGTTTTCACGAAGATAGGTTACTCTTTCATGTACTTCAACGTAATCCTTACCTTTAATTTTTATCTTTTTCATAATGACCTTTCTTATTTATTGATTAGATTAATTAGAGTCACCCAGAGACAGCGTATGACCGACAGTCTTTAGATCAATATTGCTTTACTAGCTATGTCAGAGGATTATTTTAGGTAGAAAGAAATGTACAAAATTAACAAAAAACATTAATTCCTACCGAGGAAAATAACCTGCGCTTATGAAACAGGAGTCCTCACTAGCTTACCCTCTGGGGCTCCAGATTGTTACTTAGCTTTCAGTCGAATTGACTTTTCATAGGTACAGATCTTATCAATCAGACCATCATGATCCTTCTTGAATTTAGATCTGTCAAACTTCTGACATTTTTTATATTCCTCAGGGAAATTCTCCTTTACTTTATCTTCTTTGTAATCCCTTGTTACTACACGTTTAGCGGTCAACTGACGACCATCTTTTAAAATAGCACCTGGTGCCTTACCAATACTTCTTAAAACAAGTAATCGGTCTTTCTTGTCTTCTAGTTCAGCGATTTTAGCCTGTACTTTCCTTTCTTCCATTCTCTTCCAGGCAAACTCACCTTCAGGATCAAGATCAGTAATAAACTCATCAGTATGATTCCAATTAACTAATGTATAATCATGTGAAGTTCTTGGATCTGGACCTCCTGACATATCAGGATTCTTTCTCTTTTCTTCTACAAAAGACCAGAAACGACATACTGCTTTTATATATGTGTCAATCAGCTTCTTATCCCGCTTGACAACATAATGCTTTAACTTTTCATGTGGCAGTTGCACGAATACAAAAACTGCATCAACATTGGTATGTACTACCAGATAATGTATACACTGCATCAGTGTCCATGTAGGCACTTGATTAGTACCTTCTTCTCCATAGTTCTTTGCAGAATATGTAAGAGGACATTTTATCTCTGCAATTACTCTTTTATATTTCTTACCAAATGCTTCAATTACATTCCCTTGCAGATATGCATCAATATGTGCAAATAGGAAAGGGAAATCAACAGACCAATGAGTTTTACTGTCCCTAGATAATTTATATTTAGTCTCTTTATTTATTTTGTCTATTACTGGACCTTCCAACCATTGACCCCATTGAACTGAAGCCTTATCACTTATATCTGGTACAGCTAATAATCCGCATTTCTGATAGAACAATTCAAACTGCGTAGTAGCCCAACCTTCCATTTCAGGAGTTAATATATTTGCAGCAGCATAGGCTTCACTACCACCTATACCTTGCATTCTTGCTTTGACATCTCCAGGTTTAAATTGCAATCCATTTCCATTAAATCCTAGTACTTTGGAATTCTTAACATCTCCTGCCATATTGACCTTTCTAATTTACGATTAATCTTAGTTCTGCTTTACGTCTTTCTATTGCTAGATGAACGGCAGATATTATTTCGGCATTGTGTCGTTTCCCTCTTACTACCATCCCCACATATGGCAGAGAGAATCCTGTTTGCAGGGCAATAGGTTCTAATTTAATATTAAACTCAGTACATATTTCTCTGAGATTCATTAATACTCCTCCCATCCATCATCCACTGGTTCTGGATCATCTGGATCATAATTAAGTTTTTTCTTAGGCACAGAATAATGTTCTGCATATGCCTCTTCATCAAATAACCAATGTGGTTCCATGTATCCTCCTATGTTATGTTTACTATACTATACAACTTATTTTAATCTGTCAAGAAATAAACTGGCTACACAGCAGTTAATCCACTTATTCATGACTACGTGGATTTGCTCGTTGCCCCTCCTCCGCTTCTGATCTCTCCTCACCAGTTTATAAATTGCGCACCCACCCCTAACCCATCGTCTAATCAGGTAATACCATACCATTCAGGACGAAGACTTCTAACAGGAGCATCCATTCTCCCACCGCATGTACCTGGCCACCAAGTGCTTCTTGATAAAAGGGCATACTTGGTAGTTACTGGCTACATACGAAATATAGGCATGACTCACTATGCCTAATTCAGTACAGGCACCCTCCTTCTCCTGCTTACAACATCAATCTCAATGTCTTCAGGAGCTTCCACTATTTCAGGAGCCTTAAAATCTACTAACTGATCCATCATTGAAGTCAGACTCATTCCTCTCTGGAATAACTGATGAGGATTACTGTATTTCTTAAAGGATTCAGTATATGCATTAGAAAGCGACCACGCTGTCCTGGGAGCAAACTCTTCAAATCTGGGTGTTCTCCACTCATCCAGTACACTTTTTACAGCAGAGGGCGCTATAACGCCTCTATCCATAGATTTAATTACAAAGTCATGTATGAACTCAGAAGATTTGTATTTAACTGCTGTACTATCTTCTTCTTCAACATATGACCACTCTTCCTGTGGCAGATGATAATCTTTGTAAGCAGTAACACGCTCCTCATTGATTGCATCAAACTGTGTCAATTCAAACAAACCCTTTGTTACCATCCTCTTGAGCCTGTCAAATATGTGCTTCGTATGCTTGGAAGATACTTCAACTTCTCCTGTAAACTGCAAATTTGCACATATCCAAGTACCTAATCCTGCCAGGAATAGCAGGGAATATGACTTATCATGGGAATTTCTACCTCCCCAGACACTGTTCCAGCCTTTTGCAACAGTATCACTGAGTATATCCATGATCCAAAATGATCTCATTGTTTCATGTGATACTCCTATTTCCAGGTTATCCCATTTGTAACCAGTGGCATCCAACTGATCCAATTGCTCCATCATTACATCGTAATGTGGTACTGGAAAATGCGTAGCAGTAGGTGCTGGCGTTTTCATTAGCTTAAGGTCATCTATTGTAACCTTCTCATTGCACATTAATCGTTCCATATTAACCTTTCATTTAGATTAGATCCTGTGGATCTTCGTTGAATTCTGGATCATTCTCATAGAAATGACCTAGAATCTCTTCAAGCTGTGCATCAAATATTGCATAGCTGTTTAATCTCCCATCGGCAAATAGTTTCTTGTCTTTGATATAATCCCTAAGACACTTTATTGAACCTTCCAGTTCATAGTATATCTGTTCCATTAAGCTACCTCCGTTTTTCTTAAATGCTCTTCCCATGCCTCTGCCCACTCTGCTGAACATTGACTTGGTAATGCACAGAATATCCTATCTGCAACGATGTGAGCATAACCCATTGTTTTTTCTCCACAAAAAGAGCAACGAGCTACATCTTCTTTATCACGTTTTTCCATGATGACTCCCATCTGGTGTAATATTAAGCATTAAATAATCTTCTATGAAATTCTTTAGAACAGTTATTTGTTGTTCACGAAGATCATCAATATCTTCAAGACATTTAACTCTGCCTTTCAGTATTTCAAATTCCAAGACGACATCTTTAATATCAGATACATCTTTTTCATTTTTTTCGGAATCCCAACCATCTGGCTGGTCTATTTTTATTTCCATATTATCTCCTAAAAGGGTATATCCTCAGAAAAAACCTCTCTTCTGGCTTGTTCCTTGAATTGTTCCATCATTGATGCCACATCAAGCGGTTGCTTACCACTTCCATGACAATATGAACATGGTTCTGGCACTTGTCTTCCTTCTATTGCACAGCCTACCATTTCTAATCCTGATCCGCTACATGTACCACATGGACCAGTTGCTAAACGCAGCAGTCTTTCTAGCTTATCAAGTCTCTCCATTAGCTCCATAACCATATTGGCATGTTGAGCTTCCAGTTTGCCTCGTTGTCTAGTTTCCTGTTCAAGCATATAGACTCTCTCAACTAAGTTCTTGCTTATTTCCCTTAGTTCATTATCTTTTGAGTCATGCTCAACTATTTCAACTCCTGCCCAGGTCTTCTTTTCTTTTGTCACTGTATCTCCTTTCTCTAGCAGATTTTATTTTATGGACAAGTTCTCTTACTTTTATCACCTCTTTCAGTGAATTCTGACTATGTAGATAATCATCATACAAATTCAGAGCTTCCATCAGTATTTCGTACTCATCCTCATCTACTTTAGATATAAAGTTTATAATTTTCGCTACCATAACTGCTCCTGTCTGGGCGTTTTATATTAAAGTTTTGCGGTTTGCAACCATTATAACAAACCCATTAAAAACCCTGCATACACTCCATGTGTACACAGGGTCCAAACATCACTTAGCTGGCAGAGCTTTATTCACTCTTGCACCATGCCAGTGCTGTTTTATTACTTCCCAAAACATCCATAATGGTTTCACAACACACCATGTTATGGGCAAACAAGCCATATCAAAGATGAAAGCAAGCAATTGACCGATTTTGGACAGTTTCTCACCTCTGACAGCAGCTTTATTTTTCAGATATGCACTCAGCATAAGAGCAGAAAATTTTCTTACTGGTGCAGTACCCATTACCTTGTTTGTAGCACTGATAACAGCACTCTTCGTTCCTAATCTTATAGAACGGCCTAGATTTAGATTTTTAGACATATTATTTCCTTTCATTTAGGTTATTAGAAGCCCACCAATTACAGTAGTGTCCAGCAATGTACGCTAAAGCAATTGGCAGTATTGGTACAACAATTATGACAGCCATAACTGCTATAAACACAACTAACCATTGACTTGGGTTAGTTCCTTTTACTGCATCAGATCCAGCACTTGCAATGACTCTTAAATCATCGAATGTGTCTATTTCATCAACAGATTTTTCAACTGGAATCTCACCAGTTTTATTTAATATTTTGATCCTGTTCATAGGCAACTCCATTTGCATGGAGATCAAAAGTCCCATCGCTTCTGTACTCCACTTAATGAATCACAACTACGATTAGCATCATTCATTATCATTTCTACCAATTCATCCTTATTTGGACGCTTTGGATGACCTGAGTATATTACTCCATTTACATCGAAGCAATATTTCCAAAACTCATGTCTTACTTCAGGATTATTGGTAGCAATTACGATAAAATCTCGGAAGAATTGCAATAAATACTCCTTCTTCGATATATATGGCATATATTTGTATTCACCGATTGACATATTAATCTCCATTAAGGTTATAGAATTATACGCCTTCATAGTTAACCAGTTCTTTAATATGGCGTATTAACAGGTTATCAACATGAAGTCCAGCTTCATCACCAGCCTTCAAAAATCCCCTGATAATCTCATCTCTTGTCTCAATTTGGATCTGAGCATCCTTGAGTTTCTGAGCCATATCAAGCAACCTTACTGGTTGTATTTCATTTGCAATTGTGTGGCAAAACATTGATATTGCTTTACGATTCTTTTCACATTGCTTACATTTAACTTTTGCAGACATATTATTCTCCATTTGCGGTTTGAAACATTTATTAAAAACTCAGAATTAAGGGCACACACCGTAGTGCATGCCCTATATTACTAACGCCCAGCCTCACGCGTCTTTTTCACGTCCTGCTGTGCACGCTCACGAGGAGCTTGCATGTCGAACGCTACTTTCGGATCTCGAGCGATAGTCTCATGTAGATACTCCACAGAGAACATCGAATCGGTATCACAGCGAAAGGCCAGAGCACGATCACATCCCACAGGATCTTTGGGGTCATGTTTCATGAAGTTAGACTCAGAAAGAGACATATTCATTTGTACATGACTGTACCCCTTCTCGATAGCAAATTGCTTTGCTTTCTCGAAACGCTCACCAAGCAGTGATTCAGGGGTGCCAACTTCGGTTAAGACAGAAAGATGAATATTGGAGAAAATCCGTTCAATGGGTTTTCCATCAGTATCCAGCACGTCCTTGCCGTATCCATCCTGAAGCATTATAGTTCTACCAGTCCTCGAATCAACTCGAGGTCCAGATTCCAGTATAATGCCAGAGGCAAGTTTGTTACCAACAGATTCACGAGCGTATTGCTTGTTCTGTTCGATCAAACCTGCAACCTGAGACTGTAAAGTTTCCTGGTTAGCCAGAATAGCTTCAAACTCAGATTTGGACATTGTGACTTGCTCTTCAGTTTTCTTAGACATAGTATTCTCCTGTTAGAAAGTTACAGTATTTATACCATGTGCTAAACACCATGCTCAACACATGGGCGTGTAAGAAAGAATGGCGAGGAACGAGCCTCTAAAAATCTTTCTCATTGATGGTATAATGTTAGATGGGTGTGTGATGGATGATGAGTACAATCACAGAGAGTGGAACTGAAGATATACACGCTATAATTCAATTGGATATGCTGCTATAACAGTATAAGAGTGCCATCTTTAACAGACTGCGACCCTTTGGAGCAGTCATGGCACGGCAGAGAAATCTGCTTATACTGGTATACAGCCAGATCCAGAATTATTAGTGTGTATCAAAGTGTAACGAACACAGATTTAGCTTGACAGTATACTTGTAGACTAGTATATATATAGTATATATATAGATAAGTGTAATATAGTAAGATAGTATAAAGGTATAAATATTAGTGTTATTATTAGTACAGTCTACTTAACAAATATATAGTTCTAGTATACCTCCATAACTAGTATAATAGTTTTCCTAGAACCGACTATAAGTATACAAGAACATCCCCAGTATAAATCCCAGCACAGATCCAACGTGTACCCCCTCCCCACAAAATTGGCTACTCCACACCCATAAAACATCCCTATCACCTACACGGGGGGAAAATATGTTTAACCCATAAAAAACTTGACAAATATATTTTTTTAGCTGTATACTGCGCTAACCCCAAAAACACAGGTTTCGACCTTTCTCCTGTATTTGGGGATTATAACAACTCAGCCCCTGGATAGATTCTCCTACATCTGGGGGCAACCCATGAGGATGCATGCCGAGTAGTGAGTTATTTGTAGAGAAGTATGTTGAGACAGGAGACATCCTAGTTTCCTTGAAGGAGGGAGGTTATAAGCCTAATAGAACCACAGGCTATAATTTACGAAAGAAACACCAAGACGAGATTGAGCAGAAGATGCAGGAGCGTTTGAGGGGAAGTGGCCCGAGAGCGTTGAGTGTTATTGAGGAATTGATGACAAGAGCGGACAGTGAACAAGTTCGTTTAGGTGCTGCAAAGGATATGCTGGATCGTGGTGGTTACAGGGCATACGAGGAGGAGGGACTTGGAAAGACAGTTGAGGAGATGGAACAGCAGTTAATTGCACTTGTTGGAAGTGATGGTGCAAAAATGTTAGTTAGTAAAGTTAGAACCAGGAAATCAATAAGTGGACCAGAATTATCAGGAGGCGAACATGAGTAGGAGCAATACTGGCAGATGGATGAATCCAGATGACTTTAAAGAAAAATACGGATACGACTATACTGATGATCCTGAGTTTGACAGCCGATCCGATGCAGGAGGTGGAATGCCAAAGATGGGTCCTTCTCTGATAACGATGCGTCGTCAAGCCAGTAATGCCGAAACTAAGCCAGCATCGAAGGCAGGAGCACTAAGGCGTGTAATTAAGCCTGTCAGGAAATTCTAATGAGTCATGAGAACCTTGTAACAGATGGACCTGATGATATTGGAATGTGGCATGTCAGACCAAGTTCAGGTAAATTTGCTGATAACAGGACAAGTTCTTATATAACCTCAATTGCAGAGTTTGATAATCAGGAAGAAGCAGATACCTTTGCAGAAGAGTGGTCGCATGCATCATACTCAGTTGAAAGACGTAATTTCCTTCTTGAGAAGCATAAACTCAAATTCCCAGAATACTGGAGACTTGCAGGACCCTTGAAGGACATGTATCTCAAATATTACTTTGATGAAGCTAACAAGCTGAAGGAGAACTAATGCCAGGTTATCATACAAAAAAGAAGCCATATGCACAGAACCCTTATGGTGGGACATATGCAAGCCAAAACAGACTCGAATATGAAGATAATATGCCGAAGCAGGGATTTAAGTCTGGTGAGCAGTTAAACAAGGAAATTGCTGAAGAGCATAAAGCACGGATCAAAGGTAAGACATTATTGACAACAGGGCTAACTCGCTGATTTTATGGCAGATATAAAGAAACCCAAAGATAAAAGCAAGTATATTGAGATTAAGGGACCTTTCCATCTTAGGAGTCCTGAAGCTCAACAGAGAGTTGCACAGGGGATTACTGAATTAGCAAAAAAATATCCTGATGCTAAGTTTATTTTACGAGAAGGTGCAAGTAAAAACCCACGCAAAGCCAATGTTTACACTCAAGCCTTTTCTACTCTCTCTTATCTCAAGGAAGGAAAGAGAATTAAGGTTGTTCAGGCACAATATGGGCGTGGTAAAGGCGGTTCAGAAGCAAGAGAAGCCATTATCAAGTCATTAGAGCCATTTGAAACCGCAGAATTTACCTTTGGAGGCAAAAGAGTTACAGAAGATTATGATAAATGGCGTGATGTTGACAAAGCACTAAGCCAAGAAAAAGTATTTGATCCCCTCCGTAGCAGAAAAAACCCTAAAACTGGCGAAAGATACCAAGTTAAGAAATATCCAGGCAAAGGAACACATGCAACCAAGAAAATTGATGCATATTTAGATAAAGTATCTGAATATGGGAAAACTAGAGGGGCTAGACCAGAAAGTGTGGATGCTGCACTTGAATATATACAAGATAAAGCGGATTTATTCTACGAACAGCAAAGAACAGGCACAAAAAGAGTCTTATCGTGGGATCGGAAGACAGGAAAGAAGGTTTACAACACAAAAGAGCCGATCCACATGATAACTGGAGACAGATCAAGACGTATTGCCAAACTCCAGAAGGATTATGGTACTCCTCCTAAACTTAAAGGCAATGTTGCAGTTGAACAGGCTAAATCAACAGCTAAACATCAAGTGCCAGTTAATATCACTGAAGATCCTGTATTTGATAGAAGAGAAAAGGTACATACCTTAACTCATAAGACTGTATCTCCAGGTACAGACATAACAGGGCTTAAAAGCAAACCAAATGTATCTGTAACTAAAAGTCTGGTTAAAACCTCAGAAATTAGGAAAATAGGCACACAGTTACGCTTACCTCTGCCAGAGACTTCCTCTGAAGCTCCAAAAAGCAAATCCACATATCTTGGATTATCTCCGCATGATAAACTTGGATTGTCTCCTATTCCTAAAAAACAATTTGGTATAACAAAAACACAGCCAATTGAAGGTCATAAAAAGGGTGAAATTATTACAGGACTAAGAGAGGCAGATGTAGACAGATCCCCTAAAGGCATTGAAATAATTGATGATTCTGCAAGGAACATAGATGAATTGAGTACTCTTGAAGGTCCTCCATCGCCTTCACCTATTGAACAAGCAACTATTGAAAAGGTGCAAGCACCCTTATCAGCTAAACATCAACCAATGTCCTATTCAGCACGGCAAGGTGCAGCATTGAGGAAAGAAATGGATTGGTATGGAGAGAAGCATGGTCAGAAGAAGGGGTCAATTGAATATGCTCAAACTCCAGGCGAACCAATTACTCAGGATACAGCCAAACGAAAAGATTTTATTCAAGACTTTTCACAGAGAGAAGACTTAAAACGAGCAAATATAGATATAGGGACACCTCCGCTAGTTACAGGGAAACAGGGGGGTAAAAGAGTAAAAGTAACTGAAACTAAAGTTCAAGGTGATAAGCGTAGCCTGTTCCCTACTCGTGGACCTTTAAAAACTGTGAGTGGCAAGCCCATAACAGTTAAAACTAAAGATATGGGCAATATTAAAATCGATAGGACACATCCTTCTAATCAGCTAACTTCTTCTCTTGCTCCTGCTGTAAGCAAAGCACAGGGTGTAGAATTTGATGCGGATCAGGCAGCATTTAAAAAAGCACAAGTTGAAGATATTAAAGTGTCAGACTATGAAGGAATCGACTTAGGAGAAGATAGAGGTAGTGGAGCACATTACCAAGTTGATAAAGGAGATCTTAATCTTGGAGATGATTATAGTTACCTTCCAGATAAAGATAAAGCACTTAAGAAAGAATTGGCAGGAATACACCCAGAACAATGGGCAAATGAAATTACTGTAAGCAAAAAAGATCTTACGGTTATTTCAGGAGGCCAGATAGGTGCTGATAGGATTGGACTTGAAATAGGAAAAGAGCTCGGATTTAAAACTGGAGGCACTGCACCACCAGCATTTGCAACTGATGTTGGGTTTGATCCTAGCCTCAAAGATTATGGTGTAGTTGAAGTGTCACCAAGAGATCAGTCTGAGTATGCACAGAGAACAGGAACTAGGAATAAATATGGGGCAAGAACAGAACAAAACGTACTTAAATCTGATGTTACCTTCTTGTTCACAAAACCTGAACATAAAGATTCACCAGGATCTAAACTCACTCGCAAACTTGCAATACAGCATGGGAAACCTCTTTTAGAGAATCCGACAGCACAAACTGTTAAAAAATTAGCTGAAGGTGGTATTAAAATGTCAACTGTTAATATTGCAGGGAATAGGCAGTTTGATGATAGAAAGGCTATTTCAAACGCTCTTACAGCATTTGGAGAAACAGTTTCGGTTGAACAGCAAAGGCAATGGGTAACAAAATCAACTGTAGGTGATACTAAGGCAACAACCAAAACTACTGGAATATCCGATGTATTACAGGGAGATGCAATTGATCCTATTGCAGATCCGAGACATGGCAGTACAAGCCTTATAAGATCATCTACTTCACCACATAATGTCAGAGAAGCAATTCCTGGTGTTTATAAACCTGATGTAACTAAAGATCCATATGTGGATCGTCCTAAGAAGCGTGATTACGCATGGCAGGATAGACAGCAAAAACTGGCAGCAAAAGGCTCAACCACTTGGTATGGGACTGATGTAGATACAAAAGGTAATGTATATGAAAAACTTGTGAAAAAATATCCGAGTGATATGCCAATAGAGGAGCAACTGGAAAAAGAAAAAGTATTTGCAAAGAAAAGTGGCGGTTCACCACAACATCAAGCATTAATGAATTACAATAAGAGGCGTGATGCAGAGATACAGAAACTTAGTGATTCTGGTGAATTAGCCTATGTAAGTACCAGACCTGGCACTGAAACCAAGAAGGATATTAAGCCAAAGACTATCAGGCAACAAAATTATGATGCAAATGTTGAACAGCTATCTCTTATCAGGAAAAGCCAGAAGCCTGGTCAGGATGTTACAAAACAAGTACAAAATCTTGAGAGTAATATCAAGAAGAGCCTGAGAGGTGAAAAAAGAGATACATATATCGTTACAGATGAAAAAGGAGATAAAAAACGTATAACAGGAGATATATCATTTACTGGCGAAGGTAGTGGTCCAATGATAACTAAATCTGTCAAAGCTCCAACAACAGCAGTTAAACAGTCAGACAAGGCTCGTATTGCTAGAAGTATTATGAGAAATACACCGAAAGTTGTACTTGGTCCTGCATTGCTGGCTGTAACTCCATGGATTGCAAGTAAGCAACTTAAGGCGAAAGGCATTGATAAACCTACTACTGGACAAGTAGTTCAGGAAAATATTTCAGTATTTGCTGGTGCTCCGAGAGTTATTAGTGGAGTAGGAGAGAAAAAAGGATACTTGAATGTTTTAAAAGACTATGATACAACGTCAATGAAAGAATTAGGGAAAAGGCGTGTACCACAGCGACACGTTACTGGAACTGTAACTCCATTTGATAAAATGAAAAAAGCCATTAGTGGAGCAGTAGCAGCTTGGGCAAATGCATCAAGATTATCCAATGAAGCTATGAAAGCACATGGTGGCTGGAGATTTAAATGACTAGAAAAGTAACAAGGAAAAAATTTAGATGGGCTGAATTCGGAGAGTCAACGAACACTACTACGGACAAGAATGCTAAAAGTCTTTCAGCAGAAAGTTCAAATATTAATAAAAAACTACCAGCTAAAAAAAGTACGTTTAGTGACTATATTAAGAAAATTAATAAAGGTGTTAAGATTGAAAAATCGAAACCTCGGGTAATCAAGAAGAGTAGAAGTCATGTTCAGGATACTACTGCATCTGGTCATCAAAAATGGGCAGCATTACGTCAAAGAGTAATTGATGAGAATATTAAACATACAGAAGAAATTACTGAATGGGTAGATGTTCCTCAAGGAGTGGAAGTTACTGAAGGCGGAATATCGAAAGAACAAAGTAAACTAGAAAAAGCTGAAGGATTTAAAGGCGGAACGCGCAAAGTAACTAAAACTGTGCGAGTGCAACCTTATGTTATTGATTTCTTTAATAATAAAAAAATACGCATTGATAAGACAGGGAAGTTTTCGGAAGCTATTGAGGTTGACCATGTTGTTCCTTCTAGTAGATTCCAGAAAGCAGGGATCTTAACTCAAAAAACTTTCCATGACAGGAAAAATTTAGTTATTACAACTGCTGATAAAAACAGGGTTGCAAAAGGATCAAAAGGATTGCATGAGTTTGTACCTAGTAATGCAGGAGCATATGCTCGAAAATACGATCAAACACTCTTAAGGAATAATGCCTTGATGACTGCAAGTGAATCAGCAGCAGTATGGAAACATACTGGAAAAGCCCCAACATCTACAATTATGAAAAATCCAGCAGCACCAACATTTGAGGATCTTGCAACCCAACAAGCACGGCATGATCGAATGCGTGGTATCCAGAGGAATCGTTAATGTCTAAACAAGCACTTAAAGCATTAAAGATTGCAGAAGCAATTATTGAGGTTGAAGAGAATAATAAGCTAAAGTGTTATAAACCTTATGAATATCAGGAAAGATTCCATAATGCAAAAGATATGAAGGGTCGTCTTGCCAGACAGAGACTCTTGATGGCTGCAAATAAAACTGGTAAAACATTCTGTGGTGCAGTAGAAATGGCATTCCATTTAACTGGCCTTTATCCTAAGTGGTGGACAGGAGCAAAATTCAGCAGACCTGTAACTGCATGGGCAGCAGGAAATACTACTGGAAATACAAGAGATATAGTTCAGGCAGAATTACTAGGAGAACCAGGGGATCCAGAAGATTACGGAAAAGGTGCGATTCCTAAAGACCTGATTGTAGGACAACCTCAACGACTTCCTGGTATTCCCAACGCTTTTCAGAATGTTGTAGTAAAACATGTGTCAGGAAAGAACTCAAAATTAATGTTTAAGTCTTACGAACAGGGGAAGCAACAATGGATGGGTAAAGCCGTTGATGTGGTATGGCTGGATGAGGAACCACCTCAAGATATTTATTCACAGGCATTGAGAGCTTCCCTTAAATCAGGGGGTTTAGTATATATGACCTTCACACCAGAAACAGGAATGACTCCAGTTATTACCCAGTTTATGACAAAACTCGGTAATTCTCAGGCATTGTTCTCAGCGACATGGGATGACGCACCTCATTTAGATGAGGATATCAAGGAAGAGATATTGAGGGCATTGCCACCCCACGAAAGAGAAATGCGATCTAAGGGGATTCCTGTTTTCGGTTCAGGTATGGTATTTCCAAATGTAGAAGATCAGATCCAATGCGAGCCATTTGCTATTCCTGAGTACTGGCCTCGAGTATGTGGAATAGATTTCGGTTGGGACCATCCTACTGCTGCCGTGTGGCTTGCATGGGATCGTGATACTGATACTGTTTATGTATATGACTGCTATAGGCAAAGTTCACAAACACCAGTAGTTCATGGTGCAGCAATAAAAGAAAGAGGATCATGGATACCAATTGCATGGCCTCACGATGGCTCACAGCATGATAAGGGATCTGGGCAGTCGCTTGCCTCTATATATCGTAAACAGGGACTTAATATGATGCATACACATTTCACTAATCCTGCAGGAGATATTGGGATTGAACCTGGAATTATGGAAATGCTTCAACGTATGGAAACAGGACGCTTCAGGGTATTTAGTTTTTTAAGAGAATGGTATGAAGAAGTAAGGATGTACCACCGCAAGGATGGTAAAATTGTAGCAAACAATGATGACTTGATGAGTGCAACTAGATATGCAACACAATCATTAAAGTTTGCAACTACAGGAAAACCAGTTCATCGTAAAAGAAAAGCTATTGGATCTGGTCCAGGTGAATGGAATTATTTTCCAATTGAAACAAACAAACGATTATATGCATAAGGAGATCATATGAAAGTATATACTGAAATAAACTACATCTGGAAAGATGATAAACTGGTTCAAACTGACTCACAGTCATTTGACTATGAAGGTGAAGTTACACAATGCCATGAAAAATACCATAAAATACTAGGCAGAAAAATTAATAGTCCTCATTCACATGGAACAGGAAGCCAAGAAGTTAGTGATATGGCAGACGCTGCCACTACAAATATGGCGAATGTGGGGTTAGATAAGCCAGGTGGTGATGTTAAAAAACAGATTACTGATCCTGTAAGAAATTGGTCAAAGAAATTAGAACACCATGTCTGGGGCAATGAATATCCTGGCCGTGGTCCTGGCGGTGATGATTCAGATAATCAGAATCAACTAGCAGCTTTAAACCGTAGCCGAAAAACTCGTCTTGGACCTGGAAGAGAAGGTGAAGATAAAGACAGCGATGAAAGGCGTGGACTAACAAATATGAGTATGGGTACATTATTGACACAAGGACAAAAAGCTAAGAAATTACCTACTGCATAAGGAGATAATATGGCAAGAAGACCAAAGCGTACTTATAATCAAGCAACAGGACAATGGGAAGTTGAAAAGTTTTGGGATTATAGAGATGATCAAGGGTTCTATTGGAAAGATGGAGTTCAAGTAGATTCTAAAGGTCGTCCAATTTATGATGAACAAGGTAACGAGCAGGGTGCAGCACCAGCAGATGAAAATAATGTGACCTTGAATCCTACTGATATGACTATTGATAAGTACGATCCAAGAAATCTTATAACAACAGATCAAGGCGAAATAAGGCCACACCCATCTCAAGCAGAAGAAGATTATTATGCTGCACTAGATGCAGGAGAAGATCCTAAGATAACACAGGCTCACTTAGATGAGATTGCACCAGGCGCAGGGCAAATGTATGTAAGTGATTTCTATGATGAAGGTCCAAGAAGACAGTCATTTCAGCCAGGATCTGAACCAACAACACAGGCTGGATCTATGCGAAGAATTATTCAAGATAAATCTAAAGGAGCAACAAGCACAAGGAATATTGCTCCATCACTTCTAAATAGGAAGGCGAGTGCAAATGCTTGATCATGAAAAAGATCCAATTGCGACTCAGTTAGATAAGCAATACGAGTTTCTAAAAGGAAAACGGACAACATGGGAACGTAATTGGCAAGAGATTGCTGAGTATGTTCTTCCTCATCGTTCTGATTTTACATCTAAACGCTCTAAAGGTGAAGAAAGACTCGAAATGGCATTTGAGGGTACAGCAATGAGATCTCTTAAACGCTTTGCCTCAAATATACATAATGTCTTTACTCCAATGGGAGCAGATTGGTTTAGGTTAACTACTGGTCATCCTTACATGGACAGTCAGCGTAAAATTGCTTTATGGTTAGAAGATGCAACACGAATCATTAAACATCATATCTCAAGACCATCATCAAACTTCCACTCTGCAATCTATCAGTACTACTTGGAAGCAGGGGCTTTCGGAACTGGCATTATTTTTGTTGAAGATATTCCTGGTATGGGGCCTCATTTTAGGAACTTCCCTTTATCTGATTGTGTGCTGGCTGCTGGTGGAGAAATGGAAATTGATACCGTCTTCAGACTCTACAAACAAACATGCAAAGACTTAATATCTAAATATAGTCCAGATGTATTGCCTGAGTCTATTATAAAAAAAGGGCAAAGTGAAAAAATGCTGGAAGAAGTTGATGTAGTACATTATGTTGCACCAGCATGGCTTCTTCAAGAAGCTCTTCCAAAAGAATGGATGTGGCCTTATGTATCAGTCCATTATCTTAAAGATCAAAAGAGAGTCCTCTCATTTGGGGGATTTGATAATATGCCATATATCTGTGCAAGATGGGAAAGATCAGATAGAGAGATATATGGAAGAGGTCCAACATGGGAAATATTACCTGATTGCAGATTGATTAATGAAGTAGAAAAAGTCTTCTTGAAGGGAGTGCAGAAAGCAATTGCACCACCTATGTTTGTCCCTGACTCTGGGCTTCTGGATCCACTTGATACTACACCTGATGCAATCAATTATTACACAGCAGGAATTGGAGGGAAGGATACAATATTCCCTGTACCGAATGCTGGTAGAGTTGAATATGCACAAGATCTCAATGCAAGGCTGGTAAACTCAATTAAAGAAGGCTACTTCCTAGATGTACTTGAGTTGCCAGGTCCAATAGCACCAGATGGTGATGTTATGAGATTCAGTGCAACAGAAGTATCAGTAAGAATGCGTAATAGGATGCCTGTTCTTGGACCATTACTGGCACGACAGGAATCAGAACTACTCGATCCGCTCATTAAGCGTACTGCATATATATTAACAAGA